GTTCTTGTCAAATCAGAACTTCGTGAGCTTGAGAAGATCCTTAAAGATGCGCTTAGAACAATATCCCCTGTTTGCGCGCGCCACGCTCATCGTGGTCAGCGCCTTTTTTACGACATGAATAAGAAATGGTGTAAGGCTAATCTACTACTCTTGACTCCTCTTGGATGGCGCCCTTTTGGCGGTGGAACTCATTTCCTCGCAAAAATGTGGGCGCAGCACGCTATTGGCGCATCCATTGACATCAAGGCCTGCGACTCTCGTCTTTTTGAGAGATTCTGCATGGCTATTGCCGAATTCCGTTTTTTAATGTTGGATACAAAATATCAAACTCCACAAATGCTTCATCGCATTCGACACCATTATATGGAAATGATGAAAACCCCGCTTGTTATGCCTGATGGCTATGTCTTTTTGAAGGGCATTTTTGGTAGCGGTGGTAATTTGACTGGACAAACAAATACAGCCCATGACAATGAGCTTTTTAGTAAGTTCTTAGTCCTCTGGGCTTGGGCTGAAGACCCCAAACACACCTTTGAGCAATATCTTAGTGACATCTGCAATGTTTCAAATGCGGATGACATTACATGGACTCAGGAACCTCCTGAGATAATCAATTTTTCACCAAGGCAATTTGCCTGGATTGCTTATCGTGATTTTGGTGTCACTCTTTCATCCAAGGATTGGGATTTTATCCCATGGGAGCAAATGAATTTTCTTGCTTTCAACCTTGAATATGACCCAATTTACCAAATGTTTTTCCACTCTCCAGACACAACCCGTATTTTGTGTTCACTTTTTTTCCCCAGGTGAGAGACATCCTCCACGCGAGCTTGCTCGCGTGTGCAATCTTAGAGTTGCCACTTTTGGAAATAAAGATTTACGCGTCATTCTTGATGCTGTTTATTGGCGATACAAAGCACTTTACGAAGAGAAATACCGTCTTGATCCCGAATGGGCGAGGGCCGCAAGGTCCTATCACACTTTACGCCTTCTAGGTGTGCTTTATAGTGGTGAGGAGATGGGGAATTCGCTCTCGTCTCCGCTTATTCAGAGCGAAAAATGGAATCAAGAGGCCCCGCAAACCTCTCTCCAATTTTCTCATCGTAAACTTTACGATCAATCTTCGTGCACTCGGGAACACGCCAGTTCCCCTGTAAACACGAATCGCTTAAAATCCGCTCTCAAGAAAGCAGGTGACAAGCTAGTCACTGCTGTAGTTGAGAAAGTACCTGGTTCAATCCAGCGAAGTGCCATCGATACTTTTGTTGGCGAACGTTGGGCTCGGGCTGCTAATTGCTGGCGGCTGGCGTGAGTCTAAAGGTCCTATTCGACGTAGTCAAGACGGTTCACCGCTCTGGCTCAACACAAAGGAACCTCAATATCAAGAAAAGGGTTGGAAAGCCATACCTTTGGAACCTCCTAGCCGACACCCGCTAACTGCACGTGGCGACTACGATTTCGATAAACTCTCTAAGGTTGATCAGGATTCTCTCATCCACGGAGATTACGGAAAAAATTCAATCCCTTCAATGCCTCCCAAAAA